ATACCAGTAGTATCATCAACCACCATTGTAATTGGATCACCACTTACTCCACCACTCACGTATGTTGCCGTTACTGAGGCACCTGCGCCAGCGTCTTTACCAATTGCTATACATTCTATACTTTGTTCAACGTTACCTGCTTTTTCACCAATTGCTATTGCGTTTGTGGCTTGAGTTGTTTGACCTGCATACTGCCCTATTGCTATTGCTTTTGTACCTTGACTGGTTTCCCCTGCTTGACTACCTAATGCTACTGCGGCTACTCCTTGTCCTGAGTTACCTGCATTGTTACCTATTGCTTGTGCATAATCACCAACACCGGCTGTTCCTTTACCTATTGCGACTGCTTCTGCACCTGCCGATGCACTCTGTCCTATTGCCACATTAGATGTTGTGCTATCAAATAATGCTGTATCACCTGCAAGAGCAGTTGTGCTAGTTGTACCCAATGCCAATGCATCAGTAATTCCATAACCTGCTATTGTAGTTGGTTTGCTTGTAAGTGAAGTAAACGCTCCATCAAACAATGCTGTATCACCTGCAAGTGCTGTTGTACTACTTGTACCCAATGCCAATGCATCAGTAATTCCATAACCTGCTATTGTAGTTGGCTTGCCTGTTAAACTTGCGAATGATTGTGCTGGTACACTTGTTAAGAAATTTGTTCCTGATATTGTTGCCCCAGTGAAGTCAACGCTTGTTGCCCCAGTAAAGTCTACTGCACCTGTGAATGCCGGGGAAGCAGATGATATAGCATCTGTAATTCCATAACCTGCAATAGTTGTCGGTTTACTTGTTAAATCTGCAAACGCTACACTTGTTAAGAAACTTGTTCCTGTTATTGTTGCACCTGTAAAATCTACTGTTGTGCCGCTTGGGTAATCTACTGTATTGCTTCCATCACCAATTGTAATTGTTACAGTATTTGAACCACCGATTTTAATTTTACCGTTAGTTCCTGTTCCTGAGCCAGCATTAATAATTGCATCACCACCGTCACCTGATGTTGACTGTCCGCCTGCCAGTGTTAAATTTTGTCCATGTGAACTTGTGGCTAGTAACGGACTCATTGCAGATGTTAATAAGTTTCCGCCAATTGTAATATTATTAATTCCTGTTAAATCATTTGTACCAAAATTGACATCGCTTGAAACTGAAGCACCTGTTAAATCAAGTGTAGATGTAATTGCTAAATTTGCAAAACTACTGCTAGAAGTTGTAGACGTAACGTTTCCTGTTAAGTCACCTGTTACATTACCTGTTACATTACCTGTTACATTACCGTTTAAATTTCCATTTAATATACCATTTACACCATCTACAATTAAAGTACTATCATCAGCAAACACACTGCCTTTGATATCTACTTCTGATGCTGTGTTACTAGAACCTGTAAGTGTATATAATTCGTTAAAATTTTCGTTGATTTTAGTAAAAGCACTGCGTAGAGAATCTCCGTTTCCGGAGTCGTTGCTTGTACCTGTGTTAATTAGTTTTTTTGGCATGATAATCAGTTCCCTTGTTACTGATATTTATTCTATAAATACAATTACTATGCCCAGACTCAGTTTATATAAACCGGAGAAATCCGCAGATTATCGCTTTATAGACAGGAATGTTAACGAATCCTTTCAAGTAGGCGGTACAGACATATTCATACACAAGTACGAAGGTCCTATCGATCCTGGTGCTGATAAAAGCACCCCAAGTCAACCTTATGGAACAAACGATATACCTGAGACAAAAATACAAGATTTATTGTTTTTAGAAAATAGAGATAGAAAATATTCAGATGATGTGTATGTTATCCGCGGTATTTACAACGTACAAGATTTAGACTTTGATCTTTCACAATTTGGAATGTTCTTACAAAATGATACTATTTTTATAACATTTCATATGAATAACAGTGTTGAAAATTTAGGTAGAAAATTAATGAGTGGTGATGTATTAGAACTACCACACTTAAAAGATGAATATGCACTTAATGATTATGGTGTTTCACTTAAACGTTTTTATGTAATAGAAGATGTAAGTCGTCCGAGTGAAGGATTCAGTCAAACTTGGTATCCACATTTATTAAGAGCAAAATGTAAACCAATATTAGATAGCCAAGAATTTAAAGAAATTTTTGATAAAGATAGTGGAGAAGGAACAGGATCTACTATACGTGATGTCTTATCAACATACGAAAAAGAAATGCAGATTAACGAAGCAGTGTTGAATCAAGCAAATGAAGATATAACTGGAGATCCAAATCAACCAGTAGTAGGTGGATATGATACAAAACAATATTTTGTAGTACCAACTGATGACAGTGGTAATGTGTTAACTGAAGAAGGATCGCAGACAGATATTAAAGTAGATACTACTAAATTAGATGCAAGTGCAATTTTAAAATCTGCTAAAAACAACTATTATGTTGGTTACTTAACAGATGATGGATTACCTACTAACGGAAAACCATACGGATTTGGTTCACAGTTTCCTCAAGGTGCTGTAGAAGGTGAATTTTTTCTTAGAACAGATTATTTTCCAAACAGATTGTTTAGATACAATGGAAGACGATGGACTAAATTTGAGGATAATGTAAGAGTACAAACACCAAGTAGCGATACTGCACAAAACCAAATTGGTACTTTTGTTAATAATGACAAGAAGCAAACAATTAATAATAAAGAAGTTGAGCAACGTCAAGCATTGTCACAAGTACTTAAACCAAAGGCAGATAATTAATGCAACATTTTTATGATGGACAAATAAGACGCTTTGTAACACAGTTTGTTCGTGTTATGAGTAACTTTAGTTACAAAGATAGTGCAGGCACTTTACGTAAGATACCAACAAGTTACGGAAATCTTACTAGACAAGTAGCACATATTATTAGAGACAACAGTGAAAACAAAGTTGTAAGTGCTCCTCGTGTTAGTTGTTACATAACAGGATTAGAATATGCAAGAGACAGAGTACAAAATCCAACTCATGTAAGTAAAGTTCATTTACGTGAAAGAGATTATGATGCTACTACGGGTGAATATACCTCTGCACAAGGACCAGGATATACAGTTGAAAGATTAATGCCTGTACCATTTAACTTGCAAATGAAATGTGATGTATGGAGTACTAACACTGATCAAAAATTACAAATTATGGAACAAATGCTGGTATTGTTTAATCCTAGTTTAGAAATACAAAGCACAGCAAACTATGTTGACTGGACAAGTTTAAGTTTAATTGAACTTCAAAGTGTAAACTTTAGTACTAGATCTATTCCTCAAGGAACAGAAACAGAAATTGATATTGGAGAACTTACATTTACAATGCCTATATGGATTACACCTCCAGCAAAAGTAAAACAGTTAGGTGTAATTGAAAAAATTGTAATGAGTGTATTTGACGAAACAGGAAGTATTTCAGACGGTATTATTGACGCCGCTGATCCAATGGCAACAGTGAATGTTACACCAGGAAACTTTGGCTTGTTAGTATTAAACAATACTGCTAAATTATTAGCACCTGCTGAAGGAGTATCAGAACCAACACCAGGTAACTTTGATAGAACCGGAGAGGCTGTTAGTTGGTTTAAACTATTAGATCAATATCCAGGCAAATTTAGAGCAGGGTTAAGTACAATAAGATTAGCAAAAGCAGACGGCAACGAAATAGTTGCAACAGCAAGTGTAAATCCAACTGATGACACACAAATAGTTTTAAACTTTGATAGTGATACAGTGCCTGGAAACACAATTCTTACAGACAGTGTTGCTAGTAGAGGAACTATTGATGCTATAATTGATCCATTAACATTTAATCCAGACTTAGACAACCTAGCACAAGGTACACGTTATCTAATTCTAAATGACATACATCAACACTTAAAGAATGACAGTTCAGATTCTAATATGAATGCTTGGCAAAATGCAGATGGTACAGTTGTACAAGCAAGTACAAACGATATCATTACATGGAATGGAAGCAACTGGGAAATTACTTTTGATGCAGGTTCTAATGATGAGCGTGCCGATTCTAGCGTAGCACAGACCCCTGTCTACATAACTAATACATATACAGGAGTACAGTACAAGTTCACAAATGATGCTGGCGCCTGGTTAAAAAGTTATGAAGGTGAGTATTTAAAAGGGTCATGGCGACTAGTACTATAAAAGATAAAAACATTGTTTGCAGTGGAGCATTATTTTATGCTCGTAATACCAAACGATTTCTATTCTTAGAACGAACTAAAACAAAAACTGCTGGACAGTGGGGACTTGTTGGTGGAATGGCTGAAGGAAATGAAACTCCGTGGACAGCACTTGAACGTGAAATAAGTGAAGAAGTTGGAAAAACTCCAACAATTAAAAAAGTTATTCCTTTAGAAATGTTTACATCAAACGATAGTAAATTTCATTTTCATACATACCTTGCTATTATTGATAATGAATTCATTCCTACATTAAATGACGAACATAGTGGTTATGCTTGGACTAATGTTAATTGTTGGCCTAAACCATTACACGTAGGATTGCGTAATACATTACAAAATCGTGTAATAAAAGACAAGTTACAAACAGTTTTAGATTTAATTGTTTAAGTTACGTTTGATAAATCAAGATAGTTATAATCCATCTTAATACCTAAACTTTTTGGAAGTATATTGAACGCAATAGTTACACGTTCTTTATCGCTTGGTTGACTATCATGTACTAGATAACTTGGAAATAATAATAATCTTCCAGGCATAGCATTGATAGTAAATATTTCACTTGTGAATGCAGTATTTTCTGCACTACTAGTTTTTATAATTTGTCTTGTTTTATCGTGATTGTAAATTCTAGTTGGAGTATTTTCTTCAAAATACAATACACCACTTATTAAACTATTTGAATGAAAATGTGAATAGATATTTCCACCTTCTTTTTCGTCAGTGTTTGGTGCATACTTATTACCCCACATCTGAGTAATAAAATATTCTTCTTTTCTCCAACCTACTGTTTCACTAAATGCACATGCACTATCTAAAATACTTTTTACAGTATCTTTCATATAATCTTTTTTATGTAAGTCATCTTCACTTTGTAAGAAATTATCACCTTGTACCCAATTTATTTTGGATATATCTGGAAGATCAATAGTTGTGGTTGCAATTGGTATTGGAAAGATACCGCTAATGTTCAGTTCATTCTTCATACAAATAGTTATATAATAAGTACTACTACAATGGACAAACTGAAGATTAAATTTACTAAACCCCCCGGAGCAATTAATAGTTTAACAGCACAACAAGTAGTTGTTGATAAATTTGAAGATTGGGAAGAAATTCCTGATCCTATGCCTGCTACAAAGATGGTACCTGATTGGTTTAAACAAACTAAACCATTAGGAGGTCCTATTGATACTATGCCTACTATTAAGAAATGCCCACCATTTTTAGATGCAATAACATCGGGGTATATAATTAATTTTTGTTCTACACTTAATGTTAAACGTATTACAGATTCACAAGTTTCTAAAACAGGTAAAGGATCAATGTTTATGAGTTCACATGCTATTGGGCAGTTTGAAAATGCTCCGTGGTATGGCAAACCTGTATTAAAATTTGCTAGTCCGTGGATTATTGAAACACCACCAGGTTGGAGTTGCTTTTTTACTCACCCACTAAATGTTCCAAATGATCAATATCATATGTTGAGTGGTATAGTTGATACAGACTCATACAGAGTTCCTGTTAATTTTCCTTTTATAATGAATACGCCTTTAGGAGGAGAATTTAATTTTGATACTAAAACTCCAATGGTACAAGTTATTCCTTTTAAAAGACAAGATTGGGAAATGGAAGTTGGTACAACAGATTGGAACGAATGGAAGAGTCATCAAGGAGTATTAGGAAACTCTGGTGACGAGGCTTATAAAAAGAACTTTCATGTAAAGAAAAAATTTACTTAGGAGTAATTGTAACAGTACCCATACCCTGTTTTACTTCAAACTTAATATCTTTATCATCGCCTACAACTTGAATGTCAGGCCCACTAATACGCACAAGGTTAATCATTATATCGTAACGACTGCGTTTATCAGGGTTACTTAATATATCATATGCTTCTTTAACTTTTTGAAAAACTTTTGGATCACCTTTTCTATCAGGGTGAGTTTTCATAGACAATTTTCTGTATGCTTCTTTAATTTCACTTTGAGAAGCACTAGCGTTAACGCCTAAAACTTTATATAAATTATCTTCTTGCGTCATAGAGCAAATCGATTTCAGTAATTGAAATTTTAGCGTCTACAAACGTACTATCTTCGCCGTATTTAATTGGCTTAACTGCAATAAACCCACCACGAACGTTTGGCATTATTTCAATACAGTTAGGTGGAATGATAAGATCATAAGTTTCAGCAGTAATTAATTCGTTTAGTGAATTTTCATCTGTTGTAAATCTTAAATGAAATGCTGAATTACTTGTTGCTATTCTTACTTGTTCAGTAAAGAATGGCCCCATTCTAAAACTTACATCACCTGTGACGTCTGTTACTTCATATACGTTGGTTGTATAAAATCTTTTAATCATGCTCATACAACTATTTATATGTTCTTATACCATTTTGTGAGATAGTCATAATGGTTGTCTAAGTCACGCATTGTACGATCTATACGATAGTTTTCACTATCAACATAACTTTCTGAATATTTCAAATAATCATCACTCATAAAAGAAATACTTTTGTCATAAAAGTCACTGCCGTATAACATTTCAAACCATTGTCCTGTATGAAACATACTAGTGATCCCAGGTAAGAACATACTATCCTTTGGACCAGGTACAAACATTTCTAATCTTTTCTTACATGTATCAGGAAGTTCTTTGCTTGTAACATCTCTCCAAAATTGTGTGTCTTTTCTAGAAGCAAATTTATAGTGTGTAAAAATAAAATCTCTAATTTCATAGTACATTGCTAACCATTGATTGTTAATATAATGTAAATTATCCTTACCCCATGCACCATCACTAAATCTTAAACTCTCTACTAAAAATTCAACTGACTTTGTAGTAAATGTTATTCCTGTTGCTTCTAATGGTTCTACAAATCCTGCACTTAATCCTATTGCTACTACGTTATCGTGTGCAATACCTTCGTGTGTACCAATACGCATTTCTAAATGATTTGCAGGAGCATCAAACTCGCCAATTGCTTCGCGTAATTCTGCTTCTGCATCTTCTTTTGAACAGTATGCATCACTGTAAACATAGCCATTACCAATACGATCATAAGTTGGAATAGTCCAACGCCAACCGTTTTTCATAGTAGTTGCTTTTGTATAAGGATGACATTCTTCTTGTGGATTAGTATATTGTGTAGGAATAGCAACTGCTCTATTACATGGTAAATTTTCACTTTCGTCTATATATCTAACACCTAATGTTTTTCCTAATAATAAACTTTTAAATCCACTACAGTCTATGTATAAATCTGCGTGGTATTCAGCACCAGAAGCATCACGTAAACATTTTATACCTTGTTCAAACGTATCTACTTCAGTAATTTCTGTGTCAACAATGTCAATTTTATCTTTAATATTTTCTTTTACTGCTTCGCCAATTTTATGTGCATCAAAGTGTACAGCGTCCCATGATGGTGTAAGGAACCCATGTGTAAAATCCATAACATGACTTAGTTTTGGAGATTTATTTGCTTTAGCAAGTTTATAACTTTGTACAAAGTTGAAAAATTCTTTTTTACTTTTACCTAACCAATAATTAAATGTTGGAATTTCAGGACCTAATACAAAACTTCCATAATCGTCATTGTCTACAAAATAAGGCTCATCACTCCAGCCGTTAAATTCTACACCTAACTTATATGTTGCTCTGGCAGATTTCATCCAATCAACTGGCTGTAATCCACACTTACGTAAAAACTCTGTAGTGTAAGGCTGTGTACCTTCTCCTACTCCAACAATACCAATCTTACTACTTTCAATTAGTTGTATCTTTACTGCACCTGGTATTGTGTTTCTTAAATATGCGGCTGTTAAGTATCCACTTGTTCCGCCACCTAATATACAAATATTTTTAATCATTTTATCTCCGCATAGTTAAAGTGTTCTTGATTTCCTAATTTAGTCGGTAACATATTAAAACTAAGAGTGTAGCGAGGCTTAGGTGTTATATTTTTTTCACTTCTGTGTTCAATATAACTAGGCCATAATATTAATTTATTAGGCTCTGCTTTACTGCTTATTCTATCTGTTAAAAACGGACTATTTCCATCTCTAGTAACACTAATTGTATTTCTCATTTTACTTATCGGATTATAAAACTCTGTACCACCTTGATCGGGTGTACTATTCAAATAATATACTCCACTTAATAAACTGTTAGTATGTGTATGTGGACCAATACTTTGACTATTGCTAAATTTATTCATCCACATACTAGTAATGTATAAATTTTCAGGTTGATAACCTATTTTATTACAATATTCTAATCCACACTTAATAATTGTTTTAGTAAAAGGCTCAAATGCTACATCTTCTTGTAGATTTTGTTTAGAAATCTGATACATAGGAAATTCTTCAAATCCTTGCTTATGATTTGTCCACTCTACAGCATCAATCATATTATGAATATCCTGATCTGTAATATCAAGTTTAAATTCTACAAATCCTGTCGGAAATAATCCAATAGTATTAGATTCCATAATGTCTACCTCTAGAGTTTTTACCTAAATTCTTTAGATTAAAAGTGTATGGTATAACAATACGTTCTTGTAACTCTGTTCTATTTGTAAAATTGTTTTGTCCTGTCATATGCGGAATATCACTTCTAAAAATTACGCACTGTCCTGTTTTAGCAGGAACATAAAATTCGCCTTCAGTGTCTACAGTTCGTTGTTTAAAGTCAGGTTGCCATGGTTGCCACTTTATATCAGGTTGAAGTAATCCTAATGGAGCAGAACCTTCAGGTGCATGTAAATAATAGACTGTACTTAATAGTGTATTTGCATGTATGTGCGGTTTATGTGTACTTGCTCCTTGTTTACTTAACACTGCCCAACTGTTTGCAACAAATATATCGTCAATATCGATATCCCAACCTATACTGTCAGAAAATTTATGTACTTGTTCTATAAGCCAAGTATTTAGATGTTGCATTTCATCATGTTGATGAATACTTTCATCAGTTACATAACCTAAACCTTCACCGTTATCAATACTATTGTCTTTTTCAAGACGTTTTATTAAATTGTAAATATCTTTATGGTCGTTGCATTGATCAACAGAGCGTTGTGCAATACCAACGTTAGTAGGCCATATAGAATTTACTTGCATTATAGAAACTCCTTGATATCTTTTTCAAAAAAGATTCCTTTATCATAATATCCGTCATATCGTTGATCAGCATAAGGACCATTTGCATCTACATAATGTAAAAATACTTGTCCTAATTTGTAGTCTTCAATGTCGCATTTATTACGCCAATGCATTACTTCACAACCTTTGTATAAAACAGCATCTCCATCTTCTAGAAACACTTCTTTATCTTCAATAACAATAGGCCAGTTACCTTTTCCGTTATCACGTAGTTTTACAGTTAAACTATATTCACATGCAGGTCTATCTCTGTGCTTAGGCATAGCGTTTCCGGTAGTATACAAACGTGCATATGTATATGTTGGAAATAATGATAAACCTGTAAAACCTTCTACTTTTTTATGCATAAAATTTAGAAAAGCATCAAATGTTAAGTCTCCACTTCTTGGACCTAAACACCCAGGAACCATTTCGTCTCCTGTTTTTGCTTGTGGATCTCCTTCTTTAATATAAACCTTAGTACTAAACTCTAAGTATTCATATAAGAAATGTGCTGTTTCGAGTTCAACAAAGTTTTTTATAAGTTTGTACGTCTCCATTAAGTAATATTTTCCCTTTTCTTTCTTAAAACAAAGATACCCAAACCATTCCAATAATCATCTGGATCTTCTCCAGTAGTTTGTAACTGTTTTTGAAATAATATTTTGTAATCTTTGTCTTTTATATGCTCATTAGTAGCATTTTGTATTTGTACCCAGTTCCAGTCATCCATAATCAATACAAAAGTCTCTTCAAATTTATCATAGTACCTTGACAAAAAGTTTTTTGTTTGTTCATATGTGTGATCTCCATCATAAAATACTATATTACTAGTATGTGGAATATTTGTCAAGTCTAAACTTTCAACAGGCTCATTAAACCCTAATACTCTGTTTGGTCCTTTTACTTTGGCCATATTATGTTGGAAAATTTTCAATGGATTCCCATCTTTTCCTTGCCAGCCGTCTACTTCACGCATTGGTTCTATATCATTAGTGTGCCAACTATCAATACACACTGCTTGTATGTTGTTTCCTTCCAACGCACTACAAAATGTTGCACCATGCCATGTACCAATTTCTAAATATCTTACATCTTTTGTTTCACACAAGTTGTTTAAAAAATGTTTAATCTTATGACTAGTTAATCCTTCAATTTGTAAGGTATTTTCAGACAACTTACTTGTATGATCCATACTTTTTTCAATAGCATTGTTAATTGAACTTATAAACTTATTTTTTGTTTTAGCACTTACTACATCTTCACAATAATGACATTTCCAACAGTCAAATTTACAATTTTTAATTTTATCACGCCATACTTTGATTGGTTTATTATCTAAATCACCAACATCAATAAATTCATTAAAATTATCAAACAATATGTCTTGCTTACTTGCAAAACGTTCAACTAAATCCACTGTTTCCCATAATCTTTCAATTGACTCTCTACCATGCATCTTAAAAACGTCAATTCCAGCGTCCATTAGTTCTACCCAGTCTTCTCTCCACGGAGTAAAGTTTGCTACTTTTAGTTGAGCGGCTGGATCCATGGCATCCCATCTAGGACATGTAGGTTTAGATATCGGATCCATAAAGAAAGTAGGCGACATTGCTTCTTGTCTACTAAAATTAAATTCAAAATGTTCATCTTGTACAGGACAATTACCCCAACACCCTTCATTGGCTAGTAAACTTATTTTAAATTCAGGACAAATATTTTTTCTTACGTATTCTTTGGCTTCTTTTATTTCTAAAAGTTTGTCTTTATCACGCATTAAGTCTCTATCTAAGTTTACGTAATAAAATCCTGCTTCTGCAAGTTTTACAACTTCGTTTGCACGTTGTACATTACGTAAAATTGTGTTTTTTACACGTAACTCAGGATATGCTTTTTGAATTGCTCCTTGTAACATCCACATAGTGTGAGGCAGTGTTGCTATACGTACACCTGCTTCGTATAATGGTGCAAAGTTTTTAATCCATGTTTGTAAATTCTGCATAGTTGGTGGCACATTAATATTGTTAAATGTTGCACTAACAGGTATGCCAATTATTTCTTGTATTTGAACTGCGTTATCACTGATTGCTCCCCAATCGCCTTGATGAAAAACATCACCCATAGCATCTTGGCCAAACGGAGGTATACGACTAGTAAAGTATACATCATATATATACTTTTTATTTTTTTCTAAAAACGGAATAAATCGTTTTGTAAAACTATCGTAATCTAGTTTTGGATTCAGGGGAATCGAGAAGTTTTGCATTTTCTTGTACTGTGTCCTCAAGTTTAGGAACAATATCTACATTGTCCTTTTCTTTTAGCATGTTAATTAATTTCTGTTCAACATCTTTTTCAATAGCAACAATACCAGTTTCAAATTGTTTAGTATATTCTAATGCTCCGCGAATAATTTTATCTTGATCTGCATGAGGCATATGCATAATACTTTCAAGATTACCTGTACCAATTTTACCATATGAAAGCATTTCCATTGCCGCTTGTTTTCCCATACGTGAAATCCAATATTCTCGTTCTTTGGCTTCTTTATCATTTGACATGTCTAACATAGCATCTTTGTTAGGCATTAATGTTTTAAATTTCTTTAAAAATCGATCACGTTCTAAATATACACCAGCAATCCTACGCTTGTTACGTTCTAAATGATTTTCAAATTCTTCAATTTCAATCTCTAATAACTTTGATTTAGCAGGAGAAGTTTCTTGTTCAAGTTCTTCTTTTTTAATGTTAATTTCTGCTTGTTTTTTTCTGTCATCGAATGTACGATCTTCGATAGTTTGTGTTCTATGTTCAATCTCAACTAAACATTGTTTTGCTTTACGCCAATCAGTAATGTTAGTATCTACAACATAACTATCCATTTGGTACTTACTGTACGCATAGTCAAACCCTAGTGAAAAGTCTATAATTTCATCATTTGATAGTTCGTCAGACATGTTAACTCCTTATTAATAACATTAGTTATCAGAGTATTTAATGTGACTAGATATTCTTGAATAGGGTACGCATTGGTGTTACTTCTGCAACATCTTTACCAAAACTAACTTCTAAGTATTTTTCAACAAATGTTTGTACTTGTGCTATTGTTGTACAGTTTTTTAAGTCTTTGCGTAATTTTGTAGATATTGCTAACACTTTGGCTACTTTTGTTTGATATTCTTCATTGTTTTTAATGATACTATCAGCAAAATTAGATGGTGTTACACCTTTTGCGTCAGCAAGTAATTTAAGTAATGTACCTGTACTTCCGGATTCTTTGTATGCTAGTGCTTGTTGATATTGTAAATCCCATGTTTCTTTTTCAATAGGGCCTCTATCTACATCAATTGCAGTGTATGCCATGTATGCAAATGTTGCAATTTTTCCTGTAATCCACGATTTATCATAATCTATAATCCAAGCCGCTTCAGAATTTGTCCATGGTAGTTTAGTTTTTTCCCATGTGTTACCTTCAGGGTCTCTATCAGGCATTCCTGGTGCTGGTGTTTTAGTTGGTTTCCATGTATCAGAAATTTCACCAGTTTGATCACAAGTCCAATATTCGTTATAGGACTTCATAGAATTCGTTACACCTTTCTCGTATGCTTCGTCAGTAAACTTTTTAGCATATATAAAACTTGACCAGTCGATATATTCTAATGTTTCATCGTTGATCTCTGCAACAATTCCACCAAACTCAGTTTTAATTGTTCTTATGTAACCGTTTTCTTGTTCTCTTCCAAAATATAATAATTTCATTTTTAAATCCCTGTACTAAACATGGCTCCTGATGAACATCCAGGTTGGCCTTTTGGTTGTAATGCACTTTGTCCACTTGATCCGTTACTCATACTATCATTTGAATATGTCATTTTCCAACTGTCGTTAGCCTGACCATTTGAACCCTGCCACATACCAATTGAATATCCTGCATCTTGACCCATTTGCATGTTATGCTCACCTTGTGTGTTCTGACCATTCGGGAAGTTACCAATTGTACCCTGCGAACTGTCATTACTTGAATTAACTTTTTCTAAGTTACGTGAGTTGTTTGGTGGCCCAATGTAGTAGTAACCATACTTACTTGTTAAGCCTTTTGAGTGAGTACCTTGTGTACCAAACATACCACTCCATGATTCTGTACTAAACGAAATCTTTCTGTGTGTACCATTCCAGTGATAACCAGCAGTACTACTCCATGCCGCTCCAACATAGTCACTACTTAAACCTGAGTTGTTAACGTTTGTACGCATTGTTTCTGTAGAGTGATTCATAATGTCTGTATTAGCACTACCACCACCTGTGATTACACTAAACTGTGTATCATAGTTTGAAACACCGTGGTCATTACGTCCAGTACTCATGTTCAACGAACTATTATTGTAACCTTTACTACTATCGTTAGTCATATTAAATGCCCAACCTCTGTTAGAGTTTGTAGGATAACTTGGATCGTTACCCCATGTCCAACCTGTTACATCACTATGTCCACCGTCCATATATGTACCTGGTTGACTCATTATGTTACCTAAGTTATTTGAAGTATCGTTTGAGTGACTTGTTCTGTTAACGTTTGACCATGGAACCGAACTCTTATATCCACCTGCCATATAGCCTCTGTTAATAACAGTTCTATATCTCCAAGTAGTTCTACCTTTGATATTAAATGTTACGTCATCACTTGCTGGGAACGCCGCATCGTCTGTAACTCTAATAGTTACTGAACCTGTTCTGTCGTATGCTCTGTTCAACCAACTGTGATTAATTGTACCACTAATTAAACCTGTTCCTGTATTCAAACTTAGACCGTTGCTGAATAAACCTTCAGGGTCTGCTTGTACACTGTAAGTAACTGTTTGTCCTGGATCTGGTTCATTTGCTGTAAGTTGGATACTTGTTGTACCGTATGTACTATCACTTGTTGTACCATCGTCACCACCTGGTGTTGTACCTGCTGTTGGTGATGTAAATGTTGGTGCAGTATTCTGTAAAATCTCTAATGAGTAAATTACATCAGTGTTTGTTGTACCATTTGTACCTTGTGAAGCAAATCTAACTGTAAATGTTTTAGTTGTTGTACTTGGAACACTTGGTAATGTACCTGTAATTGCACCAGTTGCACTGTTCATTGTTAACGGACCGCCTTGGTCTGCAAATAAACTTCCTGCATCAAGTATAACAGTGTAAGTAATTGTATCACCATCTGCATCTGTTGCTGTACAACTTGTAATATTAACTGTTGTAGTTTCTGAGAAACTACCTAAACTACCTGCTGGTGTATTAGCAGTAGGAGCATTATCAATTTCAATACCTCTTGGTAATGTTGATTTAGATCCGTTTGTAGTTGTAAGTTCTACATTGTATCTACCTGCCGCTAGTCCACTAAACACGCCTGCGCCTGTTTGTACTGTAATTTCCTGTTCACTTACATATGTAACTGAACTCAATGGAACTGTAATAGTACCAAATTTAACACCTGTTGGATCACTAAATTTATCACCTAAGATTTCAATTGTAGTGTCTACATCTGGGTCAAATATGTTTGGTGTAATACTAACAATACTTAGACCAGCACCGCCTGATGTTGCCCATTCTGTACCGTTATAGAATTCAATTGTTTTTAAAGTAGTGTTATAACGTAACATACCTTCAATTGTTTCTGTTGGACGTTGGTTAGTTGCACCACGTGCAAGTACCAAAGCGTCTGTACCCATAAATCCTGATTTAACAAATTTGTATACAGCACCTTCTGTTGGCACACTGTTATCTGAAATATCTGTTAAGTTTGGATCTGTACTAAATTCGTTAATAGTAGCACCAGTTTTACCTGCTGTAATACTACCAAGTTGTAGTTCGTTCAAACCTGTTAAGTCAAATTCTTCTGACGATAGTGTTGCTCTACCAGTGGCCTGTTCAACCTTAAAGTAGTCACCAACTCTAAAGTTACCATCTTGGTCAGTGGTTACGTAGAATACTCTACCACCGTTTTGTGAAATAGTTTCTGCTTCTTGGTTTGGTGTTTGTCCGTAGTCTGCTTTAATAATAACTGGATAGTTAGTATCAGCAAATCCACCTGTACCAATGTCTAAGAAGTCATGTCCTGTCATACGTACCTGACTAAATGCTTCACGTATTGTTACTCTTGCACCTTCATCTGGTGTTTTGTTACTTGGAACTTTTGGATCAACAGCAATGTTTGATGTACCATAATTTATTTTTGCTGGAGCCGACGCTTTACCAATATTAATAATATCAATTACTACTTGTACAAGTGCCTGTGCTCTAGTATCTGAACCTGCTTCTCTAACAAGTCCTGCGTCTGTAACTTGTGAAACTGCACCACGCACTGTTGTTGGTACTGTTTCGTTAATAACGTTACCAATAATAGTTTTCAAGTATGTGTTTGCCGCAACTGTTTCTGCTTTTTGTGTTGTAATTGCATATCTTGCTGATGGACTTGAATAATATGAGTAACCAGCGTCAACTGATTCACCATTTGATGCTGTATCTAAATCAAATAGTACTGCATCAATAATTAATCCTGTATCACGTCTACATAATGCTGTGTCATACACTAATGATGGATATGTTGCATCGATATATTGAATAACTTCTTCTTGTAAGAATGCTTTGTTAGCATTAAGTAATGCATAAGCATTTGGATCATTTCCAGTTGTAAATGTAGGTTGTTGGTAACCGCTTGTAGAAATAATAAAGTAAGTTTCACTATCTCCATCAATAAATGCTACCGAACCATCTTTAATTGGTCTTGTTAAACCGTCAACTGAGAAACTAATACCTGTACCAATACTAGCAAAACCTTGTCTAGTTGCTTGGATCGATAATACTTTTTCTGGTGAGTTATCAACAACACCGTTTGTATCTGTAAGTGCAAGTGTTGCATCACTAAAGTCCATATCATGGAATTTGTAATCTAAAATAGTTGCATCTTCAATAGTAGGTGTAACTGTAATATAGTTGTATGCTCCACTTGAATCATCTAGTGTACCAAAGCCGGCACCTGTTCTTGTAAAGTTAAAGTAACCTGCGTTATTACCGTTAGTCATACCTGCCATAATTAAGTTTACACCATCAATGGAGATACTGTTTAATTCTACACCTGAATCGTTATCTGATAATTCTCTACTAAATGCATGTATACCTGTTGAATCAAAACTTGAAATCAAACCGTTGTATACATTAGATCCTGCAACTGTTTCAATAGAACCAACTGCATAAAGTTCATCACCTAGTGGAGTAATTGCTTTATAACGTCCAGTTTTTAATGAAGCATATTGTTTTTGCCACGCAACTTCACCATCTAATCTAATTCTTGCAAGGATTGGGTTATTATATGTGTTAACTGTTGGAGGTGATCTCATCTCTGCATTTTCACCGTTTACAAATGTTCCACTTGTAATGTTAACATCAATAATATGCTGGTTACCTGTAACACCTTGGTTAGCAACTACTGTTGCAACTCCAGTACCACTACTGAATAAACTGTAACCTACTGTAATATTAGCATTTTGATCTAGTGTTGCTCCGCCTGTATCAAAAGCAATTCTAACAGATCCACCCTGACCACCGCCAATGTTTACGTTAGCAACTGTAGTTGGTGTTGATCCTGAATATGTTAATTGTGTTTGTGGGTAAGCATATGAAGTAACACTTCTTACATACTGTCCACCAACTGCAAAGTATAAACCGTCTTCACCAGTATTGTCAAACTTCATGTCAAACATACTATAGTCGCCTAAGTGGAAACTCTTAATGTAGTTTCCGTTTGAATCATATGCTACAATACCTGTTTCGTTTGCAGTAGAATCGTTAAATCCTAAAAATACTTTTCCTTCTAAGTCTGCCGCACCTTCTGTTACGTATGTTACAGTACTTGATAAACTTGCTCTACCAAATGCTAGACTTACAACGTTAATCGAGTTAGTTGTACTACCATCATAGTTGATAGTTTCACTCCATTGTATCACTCCACCATTTGATAATTTAGCAAGAGTTGCACCTGCTGTTGAGTGATTACCTGCTATGTATAGTGCTTGACCTTCATCATGTACCATACCTGTAATATTATCTGTAGCAGAAATAACTTTCTGCCATTGTATTTCACCTAGTCTTGTAAACTTAACAATAAAACCTTTGTATACACTGTTTTGATAAATTCTACCTGCCGCATAATAACCGCCTGCAGTATCTTCACATATACAATTAAGTTCTCCTGTGAAACCAACGTTATCACTTGTTGGTGCACCTAGTGTTTGTTGCCAATCTAATGTGTTACCTGTCCATCTTGCAAAATACATGTAAGATGATGCTTGTTGGAAAGTTGCATAGTTTGTACCTGAGTATGCTGGTGCTGTATGACCAACTGCAAAAATATCACCTGTTGAATCTTTAAATGAATTATTAAATGTTACATCATGTTGTACTTCTTGAATAGCGTTTAGTTCTTGTGTTGCTAATCTAATATGTCCTGTTAGTGGTGTTTCTGCTTGTGAAAAACCATCTGCTCTAACAGCAAATTCACCGTATGCACTTGAACCGTTAACTGAACGAATTTTACCACCGCTTTCTGCTAGGTAACCTACATCACAATAATATGTAAACACTGACACAAGTTCTGAACGTCCGTCATTTAGTGCATGTACACCAATACCATCGGAGTTAATCTGTGTCCAGTCATTTGCAACCATACTCTTATAACCACCATTGTGTAGGGCACCGTCAATTTTCATTCCAGTACCACCTGGTGTAAAGTTTGTACAGTTTTGTACGTATGGTGATTGTGAAGTAATCCATACACTAGTATCGTTTGGTCCAGTACCTGGATCTAACTGTGCTTGTACACTACCAGTACTAAAGTTTCTAAATACAATGTTACGTAATCTTGCACCATTATTCATTTGGAATACTGCGGAGTTAGCATTTGGAGTAGATCCGTCATCGGATATACCAACACCAAACCCATTGTCAACAGTTGTATTTGGTTGTACGTCAACAGCACCTAAGCCGCCGCCTTCTACAACAATACCTTTACCAACTCTAATTGGACATTGTTCTGTGTATGATCCAGAAGCAATAGCAATAATACTTTGGCCTCTGTTGAACACTGTATCACAAGCATGTCTAATTGTTTTCCATGCTGTTGCTGGTGTTCTACCATCGTTTGTATCATCACCTTGTGGCGATACAAAATAATCTTGTTGTGGAGTTTGAGCACCCCATTTTACATCAGTTCCATCACTGTATAAGTATGAACCTGCTGGTCCAATTGCTAGTGGAACGTTTCCAACTGTACCTCTAACAACTATGTCACCACGTGTTGTAGTAATAGTACTTGCATCACCTTGTGCAACTAGACTCCAATCACTTGCTGATACATTAGGAGTATCACCAATTGTTTCTCTTAGTGCAATATAAGAACTTAAATTATATTCTACAACATCATCTGTATAGTATGTTGTTGTTGGATTATATTGTCCATTCCATTTCATACCTGGAAGGAATGTTGACCATATACCGCCACCACTTGCTGGATCACTTGGGTTATTAGAAAGTGTAGAAGTGTGTACTACTTGTGCTTCCCATAATCTACCACCTTCTAGTACAATATCTCCTGGATAGTATGCTGTACTATCTTGCCAAATTCCTTTATATTCAAAGGCTTCAACAAACACATCATAGTATTGTGTAGTTGTTGGTGTTGTACCTACTGGTGGAGTTTGTCCTTGTTTAACAATATATCTTTTTGCTCCATACTTAATAACGTCACCAGCGGAGTAAACTGTAGTATTATCCCATGTACCTCTTTCATTATAAGAAGTTGCAAAGATATCCCAGTTATTTGTTTCTGTTGGTGCTACGCCTGTAGAGTCATTTTTAGCAATGTAAAGATAACCACCGTATGTAACAATGTCTTGCAAGAAATAACTTTCTGAAGAATTATAAGCACCTCTCCAACCTGCACCTGAGGCAACTAATGCCCAGTAAGTTGAACTTTCACTAACAGTAATTGTTGACCAATCACCATCTGTTGCTTGTTCAGTCATGTCAGAGTGGTTATGACAGTACCAATATAAAGTATCTGGTGAACTTTGTGGTACAGTAATTCTTACTTGTCTTGTTGTTGCGGCATCAAAGCCTGCTAGATATGTTGTTCTACTTAATTGTAATTGTCCGTCTAAATAATATTCAACACCTTCTTCGTATACTGCTCCACCTGCGTGTGAACCATTTCCTGTTCTTGAAAATAGTATTGGATGTCCGTTATTAGTACCACTATCTTGATTAAAGATATAAGTGTTACCTTCAGTAAATGCTAAGTCTGGTGCTTGTGTTCCGTCTACAAAATATCTGTTACCACCTGTACCACCTAAAGTATCAACATTAACAGTAATAGCATATGTAGTAGCGGATGGGGCTCCACCTGGTTTATTACTACCTGTTGTGTGTTGAATGTTTAAGTAAAGTGAATTTCCGTAAGTTACTAGGTTACCAATATTATATTCTGATGCGTTATTATATTCGCCATCATATTGTAAACCTGAAATATATAAGTTTGAATTTGTACTAGTAGAAGTTTCAAAGTTTGCTCCTGCAGTGTGTCCTGTAAGTACAATATAAACGTTTGATTTATATTTTACAACATCACCAGGTTTGTAAACTGTTGCTGTTACCCAGTTACCTTTCCACTCAGTACCGCCAGCCATTTTTTCAAGTTTATCACTTGATAAATCTGCTTCAACGTTTGAAGAAGTGTGATTTTCTTTTACTACATATGATATACCACCATGTAGTACTACATCGTCTTTAATGTATGAGTAGCCTGTTACCCAAGCGCCTCTCCATTTAAACTTAATTCTACCTAGATTAAAATCTGCCATGTTCTATTACCCATCCTTATTTATTTATTTTGGCTCGGTGTGTGTATAATTCTCATTGAATCTAACAATAAGATTACCATCATCGTCGATAAAATAAAATTGATCCCTTCCACTAAACTTATATTGATCATATAACGTATTACTATTTGGTTTTCCTGTTGTATGATTGTAGTTATCAAAACTATAGGTAATACCTTCCCAACTAGAATTTCCAGCGTCAGTTGAAATAGTAAGAGTGGTATTTTTATCAATCATATCAAATTTTGTATACGTTAGCATTCCGTCGTTGTCGACTGATAAACCGTGAAAACTGTCTTCTCTTGTACCAGCATATTCACCGCCTCCGCCGCCGCCTCCGCCGCCGCCTCCGTCTGCTATAATTCTTGCATTACTTGCCAAAATAGTATCTCCGTTGTAAACTTAAAAGTATTTATGCTTATCTGGAAAAACTAATTCCACCTGTAAAGTTATACTTTAAACCACTTACAAAGGGTGTTTGTAAATATTTGTTGTTAGCACCATTTAATGCTCTAAAATTTTGATAATCTGTACTAGGTGTACCAACAGTTGGGTCATTTAGTCTATTATCTACTGCTTGATCTTGTAGCCAAGCAAGACAATCTGCTTGTGTATAATAAGGCCTTGCTTGTAATAATTGAGTTAAAATACCACAAACTTGTGGTGATGCCATTGATGTTCCTTGTAATTTTCTAATTTTGTAACTTGCATTATCAGGGTGTGTTGTACTATTAGCATCTAATTCTGCTCCGCTTGGGATTGCCGCTTGAATTGCATATCCAGGAGCAAAAATATCAACTCTTGGTCCCTTTTCGCTAAAGTCTGCAGATTTTTCTTGACCTAGTGTATACTCATAGTCAATTGCTCCTGTACATATTACATTAGAACTTGCTTGAGGTGTTCCGCCTCGATGATAATATCTATTACCTAGCGTTGAACTTGTCCAAAAATTATTATAATCTAGTCCAGTTGACAAATCCATTTTATGAGCCGCATTACCTGCCGCAGATACTAATATCATTCCTGCTTCAATACAATCTTCTATATCACTATCAACTGATGTTACTCTTATAGGGTGTGTATAAAGGCCGCCATTTAAGTTTCTTTGCACCATTCCGTATTGTGCTTCAGTCGATGTACCTGTCCAAGTTGCACCTCTCCATTGTCCGCCAACAATGTTTGTATATGTTCCGAAATATCCCCAACTCATATTAACTATAGTTGGCCTGTCATTTTTCTTTAAATTATGCCATGCTCTCATTAAATTAAAACTTGCACTTACGCCATATAAATCTGTATCAAAAATCTTAATAGCATAAATGTCAGCGTTGTTCGCCCAGCCATATAGTTTTCCTGCTGTTGTACTTGCACAATGAGTACCATGACCATATTGATCAGTATAGTGTTGAGCACCTTGGGTGTAAATACCACTCAATCCACTTTCAACTGGCCAATCAATTTGTTTTAATCTTGTAGTTACGCCATCTCTAGTAAGCCATTCAGGGTGACCAACTTCTATTCCACTATCTTGTATTATAACATCAACACCTGTACCATCTAAATTATAAGCATGTGTGTAGTCTGATGTTGTTCCTCCAGAATATCTACTTGTGCGTGAAGTACATTCAGCAAATGCCCACGGGTAATCAGTATTATCAACTGTATTATCTCTGTTGTGGTTTCTTACAGGCTCAGTAACATTGTGCATAGGCATTATGCCGTTTTCTGTTTTTGTTCCCCAACGTACATCTCGTACTCGTGAATCATTTTTTAATGTTTCTGCTTCTTCTTTTGTAAGAACAAAATCAAAGTTACTAATAGAATCTAATTTTTCATTGTGTAAAGTAATTGAACGTGCAGGTATAGAGTCACTACCAAATGCAGTTGTCATGTTGTTTAAAAATTCGTCAGCGTTTACACCTTTGTGTAGTGTAACTACTGCTTTGTTTTCTTCACTCATTTATACACCTTATGAAATGTTGATTTGACCAACCATGCCGCCATGGAATTGACATTGATAATATAATGTTGATGGTGCACCAAATGGAACTTCAAAAATTATTACGCCGTTTGCACTGCCCGAAACTCCAGTTGTGTACTGATTTCCTGTACCTGTACCTGCTGTTGTTTTTATTAACAACGGATGTGCGCCACCGGTACCTGAGTTATCAAGGTAATATGTATTACCTCTTCTAAAATATAAATCTGGATCGTTTGGTGTTCCTGTTAATCCAGGTCCTCCTACTTGATAGTTACTTGCATCAACAGCATTAAATTCATAACGATAACTTGGACCGTTTGCATTAACCCAGTTACTTCCGTTGTAAACTAACATTTGTCCTGTTTCAACTGAACTTAGGCTAACGTCAGTAAGTTGTGTTAAATTACTTGCGCCTCCACTAGCAGTACTATTAATTGTAACTGTATCACTACTATTGTTAGTAGTAATCGAAATATCTGTTCCAGCAACAAGTGTTAATGTATCTGTTGAAGATTCTGCTACAACATTATTTTGTCCTGATACTACTATAGTTTCAAAAGAATTAGAACTACTACCTGATGAATTAATTGTAATGTTACCTTCAGCATCACTTGCTGTAGTTACATTTGTACCACCTATAATTTTTATACTTTCGCCTGGGCCTACATTTCTAATTGTAGAATCGTCTGCGCCAATACCAAAACTTGTAAGTGTGTTTTCGTCAACGTATTTTTTAGTGGCCGCATCTTGTGCATTTGTTGGATCTAATAATCTTACAATTTTAGTACCTTGTAAATTAATTTCACCTACAACATCAAATAACAAATCATTTCCAGATTGTAGTGTAGGAGTTCCTGCACCGCTACTTTGTATACTAGGTGCATCAATAACTGCCGCTGTAATAGTACCTGTGCTTGTAATAGAGCCCGTTGTGCCGGTGATAGAAACATTTTGTACACTTAGAGTGTTTGTACCGTTATTCCACGATAAACCACTTGATGTGTTTACTAGTGTTGTTCCTGTTGCTGAGTAATATGCAATTCTACCTGCTAGACCACTTGTTACTGTTCCTGAGCCTCCTGATCCTGCACTTGCATTAATTGTAATTTGATCAGTAGTTGGATCAGTTGTAAGTGTAATATTTGATCCTGCTACAAGTGTTAATGTATCAGTTGTTGAATCTGCAACAACATCTCCCTGTCCATTTACACTAATAGTATTAAATGTATTTGCACTTGTGCTTGAATTAATAGTTAACGTGTCACCAACAACCGCTGTTGTAATTCCTGTACCACCTGTAACTGTAAGTGTATCACCTACTGTATTTGCTGTTGCTGTACCACTGTCACTGGCAATGTTTAACCAGTTAGGTGCATCGTTGTTTATTGTTAGTGTACTTCCTGCAACAATAGTTCCAATTCCTGTACCGCCAGCAATAGTAATAGCATCGTCAGTTGTTGTCGGAGTTACTGTTCCGTTATCACTTACAACACTTGTAAATTTATTTTCATTATCTACAGCAAATGTAATTGTATCTGTAATATTGTTTGTTGTAATTGTAAGTCCACTGCCGCCTGCTAAAGTTAATGTGTCATTTACAACATCAGCAACTACACTATTTTGTCCTGACACAGCAATAGTTTCAAACAAGTTTTGTGAACCACCTGCTCCGCCTGTGTTTGTAATAGTTACAGTATCTCCTACAATACTTGTAGTAATACCTGTGCCACCTGTAATGGTAAATGTATCAGTTATTGCGTTTGCAGTTGTAGTTCCTGTATCGGCTGTAAATGTTGCAAATACATTTTGTGAACTAGCAACTGTTCCTGGTTTCCATTTACCTGCAGAACCGTCCCAAATCAGTGCTTGGTCAGTTGATGGTGCTGTAGTATCTACATTATTAAGATCACTTAATACTGCGGCCGCAACTCTTAAATCTGCTCTAGCATCTGCTCTTGTGTTTGTAAAATATAAATTATTTGTACCTTCAGATAAACCATCTGTATCTGCAATATTGTTAGGTGCTACAAAGGCAAAGTTTCCTGCGCCATCTGTACTTAATAAATCTCCTGACGAACCGTCAACAACATCTACCTTTTCTATAGTAATTAAACTGTTGGGTATTTGTGAATAAGCAATTTGACCACTTAGATCAAAAAAGTTTGCTACTGTTCCTGCACCGCCACTACCACTGGATACTGTAATAAATGATAAGTTTCCTGATCCGTCTGTAGCAAGTACTTGCCCCATGGTACCATCACTGACTTGTAGTTCATTAACTCCAACAGTGTTTGCTTTAAGTTGTACATTATCTGTAGTACCTGTTACATCACCACCTACGTTATAATTAGAAGGAAAAGTAACATTGCCAAAACTTAAAACTCCACTACCATTAGTAGTTAAAAATTGACCTGCACTACCATCTGAAAAATTTAATTCATTTAGTGTAACACTTCCTGCTGGAACACTTGCACTTGTAATAGGTGAAAATCCTCTAACATTAATTTCAGCACCATCAATTGGTGGACTTTGTGAACTATCTTCTTCAGTAAAACTTAATACAGTAGAGTCAAATATTCTAAAATCTTTATTTGCTCTCATTTGAACACCATTGTTTGTTACAATAATGTCATTGGCGTTTGCTACTTCGGTTGTTAAAATAAATTCGTATGTTGTTCCGTCACCAATAAAGTATTCTGTAAAAGCAAACGGAAATGGTCCCATGCTTCCCCATGCAGATCCGTTGTAAATCTCCATTACATTTAAATCTGTATTATATCGAATTTCACCTTGATTTGGTGATGGGTTTCTATTTGCTGTATTACCACGTGGTACTGTTATACCCGTGCTACCGTCAAATACTAAACTCCCTGATATTTGTCCACTTGATACTCTAGTTCTTGCCATACGATTTTCCTTGTTACGTATATTTAGCGTGTAATCAAAGATAGGATACTACATTAAAATGTTGTATAATTAATAGTATGGAGTCATTTATACAATCATCAAAAACATTATTAGATCCTACTGTATGTCAGGATTTAATTGACCAATTTGAAGCACATACTTGGTTACAAGTTCCGGGAAAGATAGGCATAAGACAAGATATTTCTTTAGACGGTTTATTGCAAGAAACAGAATTTAAAAAAAGCACTGATTTAGGAGTTACAGATCAAGTTGCAGATTCTCCTGCATTTCAACCTAGCATTTTAAAACTATTTGATTTTTTAAATGAGCAGATTAATGATTACAAAATAAATTATCCAGTCTTGCAAGATATTGCCGCATGGGGAATGAGAGAAAAATTTAACATACAACGATATAAACCTAATGAAGGATACTATGCATGGCATAGTGAATATCACCCACACATAGATTTAGTTAATAAAAGATGTTTAGCGTGGATGGTTTATCTAAATGATGTTGAAGATGCCGGCACCGAGTTTATGAATTACGGAAAATTTGATGCTGTAAAAGGTAGTTGCTTAATATGGCCTGCATACTGGACACATACACATCGTGGCAATGTTTCAGAATCTCAAACAAAATATATTGCAACTGGGTGGTATAGTTTTTTAGAGGTTTAGTCTTTTTAAGTTTGGAATACTACCAAACGTTCCTTTGATAAAACAATTAAATGCTAGACTAACTCTAGTTCTATCAGTTTTATTTTTCATAACTTCATGACTTAAATTGCTTGGAAAAAATATTACACTATTATCTTGTACAGGCATCCACCAAGTTTTACTGTTGTATAAAGTAAAATCTTCAGATTGAAATTCAAACATTGCGTCTTGATTATTTTCAAAATAAATTTTATCATCTTCTATTGCTTGTAGATAAAACACTCCGCTTATAAAACTATTAGGATGTTTATGATTATGATGATATTCATTATTTTCGGTATAATTTATCCAACTTTGTGTAATATAAGGATCTACTTCTTTAGACTTATATACGTCAAAAAAGTATTCTTGTAGTTTGTTTTCTAATGCAATTTTTAAATTTTCAAGTTCAGGATCTTCTAATACAAAACTATTTTCAGTAATTCTATTTCCTAAATTTACTATTGTTTTATGTTTGTAATCCAAAATATGATTAGTCTCAGCATCAGACAACGGATCAAGTGTGGCTAATCCAATTGGTGTGGGAAATATTCCTGATACATTCATATTAATAGTTATTTTTCTTTGTTATCAGATCAAACAATATTGATTATATGTATGAATAATTAATTATATGAGCCAAAAAAAGATAGCAGTAATCGGAACAGGTACAGCCGGAATAATCAGTATTTCGCACTGTCTTGCACATTTAAGCAATGAATGGGAAGTTTATTCAATACACGATCCTAATAAACCTATACTAGGAATTGGTGAAAGTACCTCAACACAGATTCCAGAAAACTTGTTTAATAGTATTGGCTTTAATTTAAACGACATAGAACATAACGACTTAGACGCTACTCTTAAACTAGGAGTTAAGTTTACTAATTGGCGAGAAAAAGAATTTTATAGTCATATGATGGTTCCTCGTTATGGTATACATTTTAATAATTTTAAATTAAAAGAATATGCATTTAACAGATTTAATAAAATTTATAATCAGCGGTTTAATGAGATACACGGGCAAGTTGAATCAACTGTAAACACAGATACTTGTGTAAACGTAACAGTTGATAGTAATATACACAAGTTTGATTTTGTAATCGACTGTGGCGGGTGGCCAGCAGATTATTCAGAATACAATTACTCTAAACATATCCCGGTAAACACTTGTTTAGTAAACATGATTCCAGAACCCGGTACATGGAAATACACACATCATGTTGCAACACCCGACGGGTGGATGTTTGGTATTCCCCTACAAACACGACAAGGTTGGGGATATCTGTACAATAAAGATACTACTAATAAAGACACTGCTATAAAAAATATGTCTACATTTTTTGATAAAAAAGATTTTAGCAAAGAAAATTTAAAAGAATTTAATTTTCAAAGTTATAGAGCAAAGAAATATATAGATGGTAGAATTGTAAAGAACGGCAATCGTGCTATGTTTTATGAACCTATAGAAGCGTTAAGCGGATATTTTTATGACCAAGTACTGCGTTACTTTTTTGATTATCTTCAATTAAAATATACTAATGAACAAGTTAACAAAGAACTAGATATAATTGCAAACAATATTGAACTAGGTATATGTTATCTCTATCATGGTGGTAGTAATTACGATACTGCGTTTTGGAAACATGCAAAAGAAATTACTAATCAAAAATTAAATACTGATCAGTATTGGAAAGACACAGTAACAGAAATATCCAAACTTAAAAATTCACACAATGGTGGATTTGGATATATGGGTGTTGGTGCATTTACTATGAAAAGTTGGTTAGACTTTGAAGAAAATTTAGGATTTAAAACGTTTAATTAATATATACTGCCCAAGTATTCATTACGTATTTTTCACCTGTTAAGGGCGGATTTCCGCGGTGTGTGTGCGTGAAACTGCCAGGACATATCATAATACTACCTTGTTTAGGTTTTACTCTAATACCTTGATACAAAAATTCAGTTTCTCCGCCTTCTTCGACATCATTTAAGTATAACATAACAAGCAACAATCTATGTCCATGATGTACACTATCCTGTTCCCAATGCCACACATGATATCCTTGTCCAGGCACAGTTTTTTGTATTTTTACATATCCGTCTAGAGTATGTGTAGTTGTTTGCGTAAGATCGTATTTGGTAATATACTGATTGTAACAATTCCAAAATGCTTCTTTAAATGTTTGGAATATTATTTTGTCATTTGCTGAGGTAATTGAATTTGAAGGTAGAAGATCCGGTGTTTCAGTTAAGTCATACATATCTGTATCTTTTGTAAGTTTAGCAACACCTTCTTTTGATTGTCTATCAATAGATAATCCTGCATTTTTTACTTCTTCAAAATGTTTGATAATATTTTCGCAAGTTTGTTTATCAACAGCATTATCATATACTTCTACAAAATTATATTCCATTTTTATACCTTAAAGTTAAAGTTAATTACCATACGAAAATCACTATTGTAAGGATGTGATCCTGCATGTAACGTTGCACCGTCAAAGATTACTATTCTTCCTTTTTTAGGAGATATTTTTGCAATTTCTTTTGTTCCATCAAACAAAAATGTATCACCATCACAATCATTTACATAATATATTCCTGCATAATGCGGAGTTTCATTATCTATGTGCGGTGTATTATGTGTACCATTTATTTTACTTCTATGCTGTGTTTGAAAGTTTGCTTTGACTCTTAAAATTTCACCAGTATTTAAATTTAGTTTTTCAAGTATTGCTCTAAATAAATCTTCTGCTAGGGGTGCTGATTCTGAATTACGTACAGTATTGCCGTCATCGTTACTAAAAAATACATGAATAAATGCTAGGTATTCTTGTATATTGTCATAATCTTGTTTGGCATTTTCAAACTCATGCGATTTTACTGTAAGTAATGTTCTACTTAGATACCATGGAAAAAATGGATTACATAGATCAGATAGAATCTTATTTGCGAATGAATCAGCAACTAAATCATCTATTACTAAATGAGTCTTACCCTGTAGTATATCGTTGGACATACTAGTACTTATGAATTAAATTGTTTAGTATTAAGGTTTGTGACTACTCAGGATATTCTGCGTAACGCTTTTGTTTTACCCAACCAGTAGTGTTATCGGCTTGATAAGCACTTTCGTCCCAACGCCATTTGTGTTGTACGTCTGGTCTTG